AATATTGATATTGAGTTTAATACAGATGTTATGTTAAAGGGTAAGTATGCTTTACTTGAAACTGCAATAATTAAAATAAAAGATGGGGATAATGAGATAGCCTATTCAAAAGATTGGATGGACAATCTTAGTATTGAAGATGGAGATTTGCTTTATAATGAGGTTGAAAAAATAAGTAAAAAAAAATAATTGATCGTGATAAATGGACAAAACAGATACAAGGTAAGATACCGGCATCGCCAGAGGTTTTAATGGAAATGTTAAGCGCGGAGTATGGTTGGACTCCAAATCAAATAAGAGAGCAACCAATACAGGATATTAAAAACTACATTAAAATAATTTCTATAAAAAGAAATATAGAAAAAGCTAATATTATCAAAAGTAAAAATGGCAACAAGTAGAGAACTACAAATATTGCTGACATTAAAAGATCAAGCATCTCAGCAATTAAAAGGTGTTCAAGGAGAACTGCAAAAAATGCAACCAACATTTAAAAAAATGTCAATGGCTGGAGTTGCTGCATTTGGAGTTGTTTCTGTTGCCACAAAAAAATTTATAGATAAAGCATCAGAATTGCAACAGCAAACAGTTGCTTTTACTACCTTATTGGGATCAGAGGAGGCGGCTTTGGCCAAGTTAAAAGAGTTATCAGAATTCGCGGCTAAAACTCCTTTTGAAATTGGAGGAATAAGACAGACATCAAAACAATTATTGGCGATGGGAATATCTCAAGAAAAGTTACTCCCAACTCTTAAATCTTTAGGAGATGTATCTGCTGGATTATCAGTACCGATCGAAAGGTTGGCGCTTAATTTTGGTCAGGTGGCTACACAGGGACAATTAACCGGTAGAGAGGTCAGAGATTTTGCCATAGCAGGTGTTCCATTGGTTGAGGAATTAGCAAATATGATGGGCAAGACCAAGTCTGAGATACAAGATATGGTATCAGCAGGACAGATTGGATTTCCTGAAGTAGAGCAAGCATTTATTAATATGTCGAGCGAGGGTGGTAAGTTTGCAGATTTGATGGATAAACAATCAGTAACAATAGCCGGCAGGTGGAGTAATTTAAAAGATCAATTAACATTATTATCAGAGTCAATCGGTACTCAATTAATTCCTATTATTAATAGGTTATTTGATGCAGTTGCTCCTATGCTTGAAAAATTAGCTATTTGGATACAAGAAAATCCAGTATTGGCAAGAAATATTTTATTAATTGTTGGTGCATTAACTGGGTTAGTAGCAGTGATAGGAATACTTGGATTGGCACTCCCACCGATTATAGCAGGATTTGTATTACTTACATCTCCGATAACATTGGTAATACTTGCTATCGGTGCATTGATAGTCATGATAGTTTTATTAGTAAAGAGATGGAAAGAAACAAGGGATAGTTTTGCAATAGTATGGGAGGCAATTAAGGAATTATTTGATAGGGGTAAGGATTATGTAAAAGGAAAAATTGATGAAATAATAGGGTTTTTTCAAAACATGATAAATAAAGCAAAGGAGGCTATTGATAAAGTAAAAGGAGCTTTTGGAAGTATTGGAGGTAAAATATCAGGCGGATTTAATTCTTTAATTGGTAGAGCAAACGGCGGAACTGTAAAAAAAGGAGAAACTACACTTGTTGGAGAAAACGGACCAGAAATAGCACAATTCCCTGGAGGAACTAAAATTATTCCAAATAATAAAATTGGTGGTGGATCGGTTATTAATATTACAGTAAATGGAGATGTTACCGGCAGAGAATTAATTGAAAAGGTAAAGAACTCAATAATGGGAGATATAAGGTCAAATGAAAGGTTTGGAATAGTATGATAGTAGTTAAAATAAATTCAATAGATATCAGTAATAAGATAGATTGGGAGAGCTTTATAATTAAAAGCGTAATTAATAATCATGTCGATACTTGTAATTTTAATATAATAAATCCGTTAACTAAAAGCGTAACAATTGGATTTGATGATGATATAGAGGTCTATGAGGGGACAGATAAAATATTCGCTGGTAAAGTTTTAAAAACAACAGAAGAATCAAATAGTGGTGGGGCTGATTATGTTTTGTCGGTTGAAGCAGTTGATCATGGATATGAAGCAGATAGAGATTTTTATAGCGGTGTATTTGAAAACGAAACGATTGCTGATATATTAAGCACTGTTGTATCTGCTGTAACTTCAGGATTTACTACTAATAATGTAAAAAGTACATTTATAATAGAAAAAATAGTTTTTAATCAATTGCCACTAAGCAAAATAATACAAAGACTTGCTGATATACTACAATATAATTGGTACTGGGATGTTGATAAGGATTTGCATTTTTTTGATAAAGAGGCAAATAGTGCTCCGTTTGGATTAACTGATACTAATGGTAATTATGTTTATAAGTCACTTATTAGACAATCAGACGGATCACAGGTTATATCGGTTGTAAAAGTAAGGGGTGGTGAATATGAGGGTAGCACATTTACAGACTCAATAACAGTAAGTGGTAATGATAGTAAGTCTTTTAAATTGCCATATAAAATGAGTAATTTGACTATCAAATTAAATACAGTTAGTCAGACAGTTGGAATTGATTTTATTGATGATTTTACTTCTTTTGATGTATTACACAATTATCAGGATCAATCATTTAGATTTGAAAATGAATTAACCGCGGGGGATGTTATAGAGTTTACCGGAAACCCGGCAATTAGAGTATTCGCAGGAGCAGAAGATCCGGTTACAAAAGCTGAATTTGGAACGATCGAGAAGTTAATAAGAGATGATAGTATTAGAAGTAATACAGTTGCAAGACAAAGGGCGGCTGCTGAATTATACGCTTTTTCAAGCGAGATTATAGACGCAAGATTTGACACATATACATCGGGATTAAGATCTGGAATGTCAATAGTTTTGGAAAGCACAAAAAAGAATTATGATAATAAATTATTAATAAAATCAATATCTTTTATACCGAAAAGTCCGACAGAGTTTAAATATAGCGTTGAATGTGTCAGTACTAAAAGATTTGATTTAATTGATTTATTAAGGAAAATTATTGATCCAGAACCACTTGATATTGATGAGTCAGAAGTAGCAGAGGAATTATTTTTGGCAAGCGAGCAGATTAATATAGTTGAGGAGATTGATAATATTACTCCATTTGAGTCAGATGAAACAATAAGTGAAATTGATGAGTCAATATTACTTGATCCTATAGACCCAGCGAATGTAGAATTTGTTTTAGCTCCATATACACCGACGGGACAAACAGATACTAAAAGAGCTGGAAGATTAGATGTATCAATGCAAGTTTATTAACTTTATACAAATATTTTATGAACATTAAAGAACAATCTAATATAAAAGGAGAATATCAAAAATTTGATTTAGCTTCATGGGTTAAAAAAGGAAGCGAAGAAATCAAAAAATTGAGGGAATATTGTAAAACCAATAATAAGTCCATACTCGCTGAATTAATGGCGTGTGGGGCGGTTTTGGGCATTCAGGAGGCCTCAAACCTTATACCTACTGTTGGCCTTAATGTATTCGCAAGATTATTAGCAGGCGATACTACATATACCGGAGAGGTTGACTATGGAGCGTTGGGAAGTGGTACAACCGCTTTCACAAACGCAAGTACTCAATTAAATACTGAGGTTTATAGGATGCAGGCATCGGCTCAATCTTTTGATGATAATATTGCTTACATTGATTGGTTTGTGGCATCCGGCGATGTAGCCGATCAAACATTCCAAGAATTCGGAGCGTTTATTGACGGCACAGCATCGGCAGACTCAGGGCAGGCTTGGAGCTTATTAATTACTGGCGGATGGGTAAAATCAGGATCAATGTTTATCTCTGCTAAATATACTATTAATAACTAACTAATATATGAAAAAATGGTCAGCGGGCGAAAAAGTATTAGCCGATGATTTAAATGCTTCTGTATCAAGAGATTATGGAGATGGAAGCGATGGAATTGTTGATATTAATTCAGGTACTTTTTCTTCCGGTCCAATAACAAATAATGTTTTAACTCGAGATGCCTATTTTGATGATCTCACTTTAAGTGGTGGTAACTTACAAACCGCTGGTTTTAGAATATTTGTAAAAGGAACCTTAACTGTTAACAGTGGTTATGAGATAGAATGGAAAGGTAATGATGGGGGAGATGGCACAAATGGTGAAAATGGTAAAAGTATTGGTTCTGCTACTGGTGGGACAGGTGGAACAGCTGGTGCTGCTCTTACAACCTCTAATTTATTATATGGAAGTGTAATTGGAGTAGCTGGTGGAAATGGTGGAAATGGTGGATCAAGTCCGGGAAATGGTGCTGATGGGACAACTGGAACTGCTGGAGTAGCCGTTTCTTTAGGTAATGATGGTAATGGTGGTGGTGATGGTGGAGATGCTGGTTCATTCAATACTCCGGGAACAGGAGGAACTGGCGGTACTGGTGGAACGGAGGGTACTGTTGCTACAACAAGTCCAAGAAATATTTTCTTAGCGTCTTTAATGATGGATGTAAAAGATTTAACTGACACAACAACTTGGTCAAGATATACTGCTAATGCTTCTGGCGGAAGCGGAGCAGGTGGTGGAGGTGGAGATGTATCATCTGGTGGTTCTGGAGGCGGAGGCGGAGGCGGAGGCGGTTCTGCTTCTGGAGGAGGATTTATGGTTATATTTGCATATAAAATAGTTAATAATGGGATTATATCTTGTAATGGTGGTAATGGTGGTAATGGTGGAAATGGTGGATCAAGAGGAACCGCGGACGCTTCAGGTGGAGGCGGTGGAGGCGGTGGAGCAGGTGGTAATGGAGGAGTTATTGTTATGGTATATGGTACATATTCTGGATCTGGAACAATAACAGTAACTGGAGGAGCAGGAGGATCTGGCGGTACTGGTGGAATTGGGAATGTTGGATCTCCAGCAAATGGATATGATGGAATTGATGGTGAAGCAGGAGATGATGGATTATTAATTCAAATAAAAGCATCTTAATATGGAAAGAAAATCATAT